TTATCATATCTGACGCCGGCAGAAGCGTCTAAGAATCCATTTGCTGGCGCACTGCAAGGGGATGTAGGGCGAACCGAAAAAGGCGCAAAAGCATTATACGAAGCAGGGCAAAAAAGGTTGCAATCCGAAGAGGGCGCAATCGGTAAATTGATGGGCAATATTTACAACCCAACAATTCATGATGAACAGCTCTCTCAGTTATATAAAAAATCATATAACGCGCAAGCGCATCCATTAAATATGGAAGAATTTAAAGATAATGAAGTCGTGAAACATGCAGAAAAAGTAGTTCAGCGTAACCCGGCATTCAAAGAAAGTTTAAAAAATGTTCCGAAAGATTCATTGGAATATTGGGATAACATAAAACGCGCACTAGATGATATGGGGTCTAAAGCGGAAAGAGCGGGCGAGAACTCAGAAGCAAGAATTCTGAACAAAACAAAAAATGCAGTTATAAATAAATTAGATGAAGCTTCTCCATTTTATAAGGATGCAAGGGCATTAGCTGAGCGCCAAAAAGCACGCCAGTCTATAGAAGATGTCTTTAATAAAAAAGAAATGATTGGCACCAATTTATATAGCGGGCTACTGAACAATAAATCAAAATTTAATAAATTATATCACCACCTTCGAAATGTTCCGGAAGCGCAACAGCAATTGAAAGATATGCGCCAAATTTTCGGTGATTTAATTAACCCACCAAGCGTAAGAACAGCAGCCGCTTTGAGTAGGTCAAATATTAATAAGGAAAGAAACACGTTCCACGCGCTTGCAACAAAATTCAAAAATGCTTTAACAAAAGGTAAATATGATAGCGCGGCGGTTGAGTTGATAACCAATCCTAAATGGCAAGAAGAGCTATCAAAAATAAATGAATTAACCGGACTTGAGAAGAAATTGCAAAAGACATTCCAGCTTCTGGGGAAGGCGAACGCGATTAGAAAAACTAGTGAAATTGGTGATGATAGCGAGTAACATTATTAAAAAATAAAGGATTTAAAATGCCTGTATTAGACCCGAAATATATTCAAAGCATGCCTTTGCAACAGGTAATTTTTGACAATCTTGGAAATGCACTTTCAAATGGTCAAATTTTCTATTACAAAGATTCAGCAAGAACCGTCCTTAAGCCTGTTTATGAATTATCAGGCGTCGTCGGGAATGAATATACATATGCAGAATTGCCAAACCCTCTTGTATTAAGCGCCATAGGTTCATTTGTAGATGATTCTGGGAACAATCTGCCGGGCGTTTACTACTACCCATATGATGAAGATGGCGAATTAGAATTATATTACATAGTTGTTCAAAATGAAGATGGCGTTGAACAATTTACTGTACAGGCTCAGCCAAACATCATTGTTGATTCAACTCCGGGAACACTTGTTGCGAACTCCGATAATATTTTAGCAAATCCGCAGTTTGCTCAAGTCTCTTTTAATGGGAATGCTGCATTAACAATTTCGGTTACAACTACAGGTCAAGAAACACAAATTGCGCCAGATTGGTCTATCATTGCAAGCGGAACTAGCGGAACACTAACGGTGACGCTAGTAAAGCCAACAGCTATAAATATTCCTACGCAGCCACCATATTTATTAGATATAGCGCAAGCGTCTTTGACCGGTAGTGTGATATTGAAACAAAGATTGACCGCATCCCCTCGGATATATGCCGGAGATTTCCTATCGGCAACCTTGACGGCGCGCTCTATGGACAATCAAGAGCATTTAATAACAATGGTTTATACGCCATCTTCTGGCACACCCGTTACTTTAATAAGCGAAAACCTGCCATCATCAGGATATAGTACTTTAAAAAATACGGTTGCTTTAGATGGAACCATTAACACAGATGCGGCACCAAGTGGCTACGTAGACATATTAATATCAATACCAAACGGTGCCCATATACAGATAAGCAGTTTGCAGATAGCTGGCGTTGACAACATTAATTCAGAAGTCTCGTTTATACAGCAATCAACAGCAAGACAAATAGACCATTTATTCCATTATTATTATGACTCGATAATAATGCAGCCTAAATCAAGTATATTAGTAGGATGGAACTTCCCAGTAAATCCATGGCAATTTACGCCATTTACTGGCGGGAATTCTACAGGCATAGAGTATACGGCAGACCAGACAATACTTGTTTCACAAAATTATATATTGACCGGCTCAACAGGGCATATATCCTATAAGGTTGCTTCTGGCGTCAATGGAATGGGCTATCAAGTTTCCGCATTGGACAATACAAGCCAATTTGGAATAATGCAATATATCCCAACAGTCACATGCATGCCTTATTTTAATTACAAAATGTCCGCATTAGTGAATCTTCGTTTGATAACAGTTGTTTCTTCATCAATAAGAATTAAGATGAGACTTTTTTATAGAGCAAGCCAGCCAAGCCCTATTAGCCAGACAGAGCCTATAGCAGCATGGGGAAATGGTGCAGACCCAACTCCCGCTGCAGGATGGACTGCAGTCGCACCACTGAATGACCCGGCCTATACAATATCTACAACAAGTGCAAATTATTCATTTAATTCGTTTCAGCTTCCTGCGCCTAGTAGTCAAAACATGGTGATAATATGCATGGTTTATACCATCGACAATATGCACGCCGGGCATCCTGATTCAATTATATTTAATAATATATCGCTCGTTAGAAATGATTTTGCAATCGGCTCTAATCCGCTTACATACGACGAAACCTATAAACAATGCCAATTTTTTTACGAAAAAAGCACTGAGCCAGGCGTATCAGTATGGACAGGCTCTAATGCTGATGTCGGGATACAGCAATTAATGATGCCTGCGCAGTCATTTAATAACCCAAGCCCTTCGGTTACGGCTTATGTTGATATGTATCCAGGTGCGTTTGAAATAAAATATACGGTTCCAAAAGTAACCGTATCACCAGTTGTAAATATTTATGCACCAAGCACAGGGACGGAAGGGGATGTTGATTGCACGTTAACATATCTTAATGGCGGCGTAACATTTACTACCGCTACCGCATCGGTAACAATGTCTGACTTTTGGAACGCCGCCTCTATTAGTAGCCAATCGGTAACATTTACTCAAAAAAATGGAACTGCGATTATTTCAAATAATGGGGCTACACAAAACACTGACAGCCCGTGCGGATATATTTCATATCATTATGAGGTTGATGGTAGAATGGGATTATATTGATATGAATTTAATAGGAGTCAAATAATGTCTGAATTGCCTTTACATTTTGGAAGAGACAATCAAGGTTTTAATGCTTATGCGCCTCAGCCGCCTACATTAATATACAATGTATTATTAAATAATAGTGATGAATCAACTTTAACATTGCCTTCCCAAAGTGAATATTGGATTGTTGTGTATGCCTATGAAAATGGAACAACTATCTATGTAGACGAACAAGGCGGAACGGCAGCCGTTCCTTCTTCTTCAACGTTTACATTAAGCACAACAGAAATTAGACCTGCTCAAAGAACATTAAAAGCAGGCACCCAAATAAGTATGGTTACAGAAGATACCACCGCGGCGGTTAGCGTTATGCTTTGGGCAATTAATAATGTATAGAGATGATTATATTGTAGGCATCAATGAGCCATGGCCAAATATTGGGGTGACAAACGTTTTTGTGGCGTATGACAGCGACGACAACGACCATCCAAATCCGCCGGAGGGACATTTGTTGTTGGAAGGGGGGCCACCAGATTCATTGTTATTGGTGGGCGGAGGGTATTTAAATTTAGCGTGAAGATTATATAAATGGCTGGATCTAAAACATTACTAGAGCTTTATACAGACAATCCAACGACAACATTAAACGATGAAGATTTAATGTATGTTTTGAATACACCTTATGGGGACACTAATAACTCCGGTATAGCTTGGTCATCTCTATATACAAATATAATTAACAATATTGCTGATTCAAATTTAAAAGCAAATAGTTTTATAACTGGATATGAAGCATTAGAAACATCTAATCTCTTGCGTATATTGAGCGCGCAAAGCACGCAAACATTGTATTTTACTGGAACGGCTGCGCAAACCATTAGAATGCCAGTCGTTTCCACATTGGAAATTGGGCAATATTTTATAATAATAAATGAATCGGACGCGGCTATAACTATAGTTTCTAGTGGCTCGAGCTTTATTTGCGAAATTCCTGTCAACATGTCTATGAAATTGATGTGTATTGCAGTAACAGGCACTGACCAATCTAGTTGGGAATATTCTTTTAACGGCTGGAATTTAAATGCAAATTTGAATGCTAATAATTTTATAGCAGGCTATTCTACAAATGTCACGACGGGCGGAACGACAACTTTAACAATTCAAAGCGCTCAGCAGCAAGAGTTTACTGGAACATTGGGCCAAACGGTTGTTATGCCAGTTGTTTCAACCTTAGATGTTGGCATTGTTTATTATATTTTAAATTCTTCTACTCAATCTATTGTTGTGAATTCAAGCGGCGGAAACTTGATAGTAACGGTTTCTCCAAACGAAGAAATAAAACTTACATGTATTTCATTAAGCGGAACAGATGCATCAAGTTGGCAATATCAAATAAATAGTTTTAAGGCGCCCCTTCCAATTGCATTAGGTGGTACAGGGGTTGAGTCAGTCACTACATCTCCGACAGCCAATGCATTCGTTGGATGGGATGGCAGCAAAAATATAAAAGCAAATAATTTTATAGAGGGCTATGAGGGAACGGTAACAACAGAAGGCACTACCCTATTAACTATCGCAAGCCCAGAGTTGCAATACTTTTTTGGAACTTTAACGCAGGGTGTTATATTTCCATTGGTTTCAACGCTGACACTAGGACATTCATTTACTATCACGAATTTATCAACGGAAAGCATTGTTTTATATTCCAGTGGGCTAAATATCATTACATCTGTTCTATCAAATACATCGGTAAAAGTAACATGTATTTCTACATTTGGAACAACGGCATCAAGTTGGAACTATGAAGTGCTTGGGTTTAAATATCCGCTTCCAATAGCGCTTGGCGGGACTGGTGTAACATCCGTAACGACGGCCCCAACAGCGTCATCATTTGCAGGATGGGACACAAATTCTAATATAAGTGCAAATAACGTTATAGAAGGATACCAAACAACCGTTACATCAAACGCGACTACACACTTGACTGTAGCAAGTGCAAAACAACAATATTTTACAGGCTCCAATACACAAGCGGTAGTAATGCCAGTTGTATCTACCCTCGTTCTGGGTCAAGCATTTGTTATTACAAACTTATCATCTGACCAAGTATTTGTATATTCAAGCGGTGAAGACGAAATAACCACTTTATCAACAAATGCGTCTGCTGAAATAACATGTATTTCAACTAGTGGAACCGGTGCATCTAGTTGGTTTACCGGCGTTACAGGGGGTGGAGATTTCCCAATAAGCCTTTCAAATGGCGGGACGGGCGCGTCTCTTACGCCATCAAATGGCGCTATAGTATATTGCGGAGCATCTACATTTGCATTATTAAATGCGCCAGCATCTGCGCGTCATGTTTTATTATCTGGCGCATCAGCGGCCCCATCATGGTCAACAGCTAAATATCCATCTTCTGCATCTCCTGGCGGTACAGAAAATGCAGGCAATATATTAATGACGGTCGCTGATTCTGAATTTGCGACAAGTACGGCAACTTATCCGGCGTCTGCTGGTACAGCAAATACTATATTGATTTCAGATGGAACTAATTTTAAAAATACGGACATCACATATCCAACATCTGCAAACACGGCAGGCACTATAATAATTTCAAACGGTACTAATTTTGTGAATAGTACTACTACATATCCAAATGTAGCCGGCTCAAATGGCACCGTTTTAATGTCTCAGGCCGGTGCCATGGTTACTTCTACAGCATCATATCCGCAAACAGCTGGGACATCTGGAACCCTACTAACCTCAAATGGAACTAATTTTGTAAATACAACGGCTACTTATCCGACGTCTACTACAGCAAATAGAATATTATATTCTAGTTCAGATAATGTGGTTGGCGAGATATCTACATCAGGGGGGGGAGTTATAGTTACAAATTCGTCGGGTGTTCCAGAATGTTTAGGAGGGATGGGGAACGGCGAGTTAATTATAGGTTATGATGGTGGAACGCCATCAATAGCAAGATTAACGGGTGGCATAGGGATACATATTGCAAGTGGTTTTGGCTCTTGCACGATTAGCGCAACCGGCTCAACGCCAACCGAAACACTCTTAGGTAGCGCTTCCTTAGAAGCAAATAAGCGTTATATAGTTGATTCTCCAACATTAGCATCATTGGCTTTGCCAACATCTGATTGCCCGGCTGGGTCTGAAATACATATAGTAGGAAAGGGCACCGGGTTGTTAACGGTTACACAGGGCTCAGGACAATCTATAAATAGAGGAAATACATCTACAACGGTAGGGGCGTCTGGAAGCGTATCGACATCCGGTCGATACGATACCTTTAGGCTTGTATGCATAGAAGACGATAAGACATTTAATATGTACGGATGTGAAAGCACAACGCTTAGCATTGTTTAGATATTTTTATAAGGATTAACATAATATGAGCGGCTCAAAGACATTATTAGAGATTTATAATGACAATCCTACAACAACGCCAGGAACAAATGATTTATTTTACATATTAAATTCTCCCTATGGTGATTCTGATAACTCAGGGATTTCATGGATAAATATATTGAATAATGTAAAGGCCGGCGGCGTTGCGCTCTCATTAAATAATGACACTAACGTAACTTTAACTGGTGGAGGCTCTTCTACAACTGCGCTATTAAATGCATCATCTATTACTGCTGGGTGGACAGGGCAATTAGCCATTTCTCGTGGTGGTACAGGCGTATCAAGCGTTACCACATCCCCAACAGCAACTGCGTTTGCTGGATGGGATGCAAACAGTAATTTGAGCGCTAATAGCTTTATACAAGGATATGCAACGACCGCTAACACCGGAGGCACAACAACTTTAACAGTCTCTAGTAAGCAAGTTCAATATTTTACAGGAACGCTCAATCAATCTGTTGTTATGCCGGTTGTATCAACTTTGGCATTAGGGCAAACGTATACCATTAGTAATATTTCATCTGGGAATGTCACTGTTCGTTCAAGCGGAACTAATGTTATTGTGACACTAGGAACAAATGAGCAGGTCGTTATTCGGTGTATTTCTTTGTCGGGAACTGATGCATCAAGTTGGTCTTACTTCAAATCAGATGTGAACGGAGAGGCGCTTAGCGCATCAAATGATACCAATGTCACGCTAACCCTTGGTGGAAATTATTCAGAAGCGTTAGTAAATGCCGCATCTATTACTGCCGGCTGGACGGGTCAATTAGCTATTTCTAGGGGCGGTACAGGGGTATCAAGTGTCACAACATCACCAACCGCCTCGGCATTTGCTGGATGGGATGCAAATAGCAATTTAAGTGCAAATAGTTTTATACCGGGGTTCGCAGAAATTACGACATCTGGAGGGGTAACAACTTTAACAGTTGCAAGCGCACAGACTCAATATTTTGTAGGTAGCTCTACACAAGACGTTAAAATGCCGGTTTCCACAACGGTTGCATTAGGCCAGAAATATACGCTTATCAATGCATCATCTTCAAGTATCAGTGTACAAGACACAAATGCCGTTGAATTATTTGTTCTTAATTCATTAACAAATGCAACAATTACGTGCATTTCTCACACAAATGCAGAACGTTTTTGCTGGGATTACACACATTATACGGGCAGCATGGTATGGGAGACGCTTGCTGTCACATCCAAGACGGCAGAATCGAATCATGGGTATGTCATCGGCGATTCCTCACAAACAACCGTTACTTTACCAGATAATTGTTATGTTGGGGATGTGGTTGCAGTTTGTGGCACCGGCGCTGGAGGATGGATACTGGCAGCCAATACAGGTCAAATTATAAGAATTGCGTCAGGTGTAACCAGTTCTGGGGGAAATCTTACTTCTACTAACAGATATGATAATGTCCAAGTTGTTTGTATAGATGGGTCTGCCAGTCCCGTATGGATGGTTCAATCTGTTATGAGCGAAGGCTTGACGGTGAATTAATATGATTAAAATGAATGATGGTGAATTAATATGGCTACAATGAATCAAGTTGGGGTTGGATTGGCGGGCAGCACTGGCACAGGCTCATTCGTGGGAAGTACATCACCAACATTGGTAACTCCAGCTCTCGGGACGCCTACCAGTGGTAATCTACAGAATTGTACCAACTTTACTTGGGGGTCTTATAACAGTTCAAATATTGTGCTGCTATCAGTTTCAGGAACCGTATCGGCGGCTCAAATTAAAGCCTTAAATGCATCACCTGTTGATATAGTCCCTGCGCAAGGAGCCAATACATTCATTTATGTAAATTCTTTTTTTGCAAAATATATATATGGAACTACCCCTTATACAGCTGGAGCCTCACAAGTAATAAGATTGCGTTATACAAGCACAGCAACCTCCATTATATCAACCGTTTTTTCAAATTCTGTTTTGACTGGGACAGCAAATTCAATTTGTTCGGCACCAACATCTCATTTAGTATCGCAAGCTCCGGCTAATATTGTAAATATTGGCGTAAATTTATTTAATCCAGTTTCGACAGAGGTAACCAATGGGGATAGCACGATTAGTTATGTCATGACTTACTATGTAATATCGGTGCCCTAATTATGACTACAATTAATCAATTAGGATTATCTTTATTGGGAAGCACTGGAACAGGCAGTTTTTGCGGAAGCACGTCACCTACATTAATTACCCCAATCTTAGGGACGCCTTCTAGCGGCGTAATGAGTAATTGCACAAATGCAAGCTGGGGCTCGTATGGGGCATATAATAATGAAATGTTTTATGCTTCAGGAACCGTATCTGCCGCTCAAATTAAAGCATTAAATGCCTCTCCAGTTACTATAGTGCCTGCGCAAGGCGCCAATACATTGATTTATCTTCAGTCAATAATTGCATATTATACTTATTCCGCGCCAGCTTATACAGCGTCTGCCTCCCAAACTATTCGCGTCGCATTAGGTACAAATTCAATCGTTACAACATTTTTTACTAATGGGACTTTGATAGGAACGGCCAATGCAATGTCGTGTTGCCCACAAACCCCCAGAAATAGCGTGGCAGATACTAATATGATAAACACGGCCCTTGTTTTCTGGAATCCAATTGCGACCGAGGTAACTAATGGTAATAGTACTTTGACATATTTTTTACAATATAATGTAATTTATTTTTAATAATTGAGCGGGATATATATGACTACTGTAAACGCTGTAGGAAATGCATTGACAGGTTCCACTGGAACAGGTGCTTTTGTAGGTTCAACATCCGCATCGTTAGTGACGCCAAACCTTGGTACTCCCTCCGCTATTGATTTGTCAAATGCAACAAATATCCCTTGGGGTAGTGCAAACGGCAATCTTCTTGGGCTCCAGTTCTTAAGCGGACAAATAACAGCCAATCAAATTAAAGCATTGCACGGCACGCCAATTGCGGTCATACCAGCGCAAGGCGCAAATACAATAATAATGCTGCATTATATCTACATGCATTATGTGTATGGAACAACACCCTATACGGCATCCGCAAGTCAATCTATCAGGCTTGGTTTTGGTTCAACCGCCTCTTTGTCTATTTCAAATACATGGTTTGCTAATGCCGTTTTAGTTGGAACTCAAAACTATAATTCTTTTACATGTATGAATACCATAACATCCGCTACCGATACTGCTTTTGTTAATGTTGGGCTATACGCATATAACCCTCAAATAACAGAGGTTACTAACGGAGATAGTGTTATTAATTATTACGCACAATATACGGTTTTACACACTAGCTGATTAATAAATTTTGAATATATTTTTTTAGTCAATTAACTTTACACTTTCTTTACAATTAATTATTAAATTGATTGCGTATATGGTATAAATAATCATATTTACCCATTGAATCCCATCGCCTTTATAAAAACGCCTAAAATTAAATTAAATATCATAAGGGGAGTTATATGCCTATTTTAAATGTTCAAATCGGACAAGCTGGTTTATCGCCCGTAACCGGAACTGGTTCTAGCGGCGATACGTTGCCAAATTTTTGTTTTATAACAACAAATGATTCCATTGCAACCGTTACAACTCCCGGCTACTTGAATTCTGCCGTTCAGCAAGGTTATCAGTTTTCTGAATCAATGCTTGCTGAAGTATCAACAAAAACATCTCCATCTTCCGCATCAATACAAACTGGAATATTTGGCATACAAAGGGATGGTCAAGATTGGTCTTTAATCGATACCACAAGCCCAGGAGACGTTGTTCTTCCAACGACTGTTAGTCATATAGCAACCTATACCAATACTACCGGCGGATTAAGCGAAGATCCAACAACCGCCATTAGTGGAGGTAATATACAAGCCGGATTGAGCGGTACATCCGGTGCATTTATTTCATACCCATCTACAGCAAGTACAGGATATGCGTCTTTTTATGGCTCTTCAAATGCTTCTCAATTAATAAATGTCAATATCACAAATGCATCTCATGCACAAACATCTACATATACAATTCCTGATTGCGGCGCATCTGCGGCAAACTTTATTACAAGCGTAAGCGACGGAACCCAAACAATTACCGCTGGAAATTTTGCAGTATCAAATGGTTCATTCTTTGTAGGGTCATCCTCATCGCACGGCGTTGTTACAATTTATCCTATTGGCGCGAATCAAGGCGGATTAGTTCTATCTGGCGCATCAGCTGGAGCGGATTTTTTTGCTGAAATTAGAAACGGGACCATGGGGCAATCTACTGTTTACACAATTCCAGATATTTTAACAGCAACCGGTTATTTTATGGTCGCAACTTCTGGGCTGCGCGTTAAGAACGTAGTAGGCGCATCTGTCGCCGGCGGAAGCGCGTCAACTGTGGTAACGGATGCATTTTGTACGACAAGCTCCAATGTTCAAGTAGATTTCACGGCACAAACAAATGCGACTTCTATCAGAACAGTAGCGCCGGGCAATGGTTCGTTCACAGTTATAACCGGCGTTGACCCAGGTGCGTCTACAATCAGTTATACGATTTATAAATAATTAATAATAATTTATAGGGGCATTCAATGGCTATTTTAAATGTTCAAATAGGACAAGCCGGCCTAGCTGGGACAGTAGATTTTTCAAGACCAAATATTACATTGCCGTCTTTTTGTTATATAGAAACAGATGATACATTAGAAACTATAACAACTACCGGATATCTAAACGCAGCCGTCCAACAAGGTTATCAGTTTTCTGAATCTATGTTGGCAGAAGTATCAACAAGAGATTTTGAGGCATCTCCAAATGTGAGTGTGGGGCTGTTTGGAATTAAATTTGATAACGGCGACTACTCTTTAATAGCACCTAGCGATCCTGGGATTGTACAACTTCCTACAATAGCAAATCATATCGCCGTTTATTATAACACATTGGGTGGAATGACTGAGGATTTAGAAACAATCGTAAGCGGGGGAAATATTCAAGCAGGCTTAAGCGGCACCGCAGGCGCTTTTATCTCCTACCCAGAAACAGCCAGCACGGGATATTTGAAATTTTATGGCTCTTCAAATAGCTCAAACTCTATCAATGTAAATGTAACCAATGCATCGCATGCGCAAACCTCTACATATACAATTCAAGACTGTGGAAATGCAACGGCGAACTTCATTACAAGTAAAAACGCAAGTTCTCAATCTATAACAGATGGCAATTTCGGAATTAGCAACGGCACCATGAGTGTCGGCTCTACGGGATTTTCTGGTGTTATGACGGTCTATGCGGGGGCAAGTTTAGGCGGATTAATTTTCCATTCTATTAATGCTGGTGGAAATTATACAACTACCATCCAAAATGGAACTTTAGGACAAAACTCACATTATATTATTCCGGATATAGGCGAATCTACTGGCCATTTTATGGTGTCTACTACTGGCTTGCGTGTTAAATCGGTCGTTAATGCGGCTTTAGCTGGTGGTGGGGCATCAAATGTAGTGACTGACGCATTTTGCACGTCAAGCTCTTATGTAAGAGTTGTATTTACGTCACAGGGGTATCCTACTGATTTGTTTTCAGTCACTCCAGGCAATGGTTCGTTTACGGTTACAACAGATTTAGACCCAACTGCGTCTACAATTTCTTATATTATTATAAAATAAATGGAGGGTATAAATGTCAAATATTAATTTTCTTAAATCTGCTTTAGACAAAATTACGTCTGATTTATCAAAGAAAGTAGAAGAAAATGCTGCATCACATTTGCTTAATTTAGGTAAATTACAAGGCGTAAAACACGTTCTTGGCATGATAGATTCACTTTTAAATAATCCTGTTACTGAAGCTATAGAGAAAGTGGCGCCAGCTCCTGTAGCTGCGGCAATTGATGGAGCACAAGAAATCGCTCATGTAGTTGAAGAGGCCGTTAAAGGTTCTGAATAAAACAGTTCACGATGGTTTGTATCTATTGCCTATATGGATAGATACAAACTTTTTATTATTTTAGATACCAGTCAATGACATCTATGCATTCTGAAGCGCCATTGGCTATAGTTGCAAAGTAACCATTTAATTTCATTCTGTTAAGAAATTCTAATTGTTCCATGGTGGCTACTCTATATCTTCCGTTAGCCTGTTTAGCTTTCAGCTCAATAAATGCAAATCCATATCCTCGAGCTTGTTTTGCAATACAAATATCACTAACGCCCGCCATTAATCCCTGTCTTTTTAATAAAGCGCCACCCACTTTAGAGCGCTTCCCTTCATTTGGGCAATGCCATATAAATTTATCATAATGCTTTAGCCGTATATAATCAAAAACGGTTATTAGTTCGGCGCTTTCTGGCGTTAGTTTCATTTAATATTTTCCGTTTTTCAAACGAGAGGCAATGTTAGAAGAGCGCTCTTTGCCAACCTGCGTAGCCCATTTACTATTTAATAACTCGGAAGCCGCCTTATCAAAATCTTTCGCTTCTATAAAAGATATCATTTTCTTAAATCCAAGAACCGATGGAAGCCCCATATTAAAAACTAATTCAATAATGGCTTCGCGCCTTACGGAATCAAGAGGCAAATACCATTGTATTTTTTGTAGCTCATTCTTGCACCTGTCTATATCATTCTTTAATAAATAAAGCGCCTCATCTTTTGATATTCCCATGTCTTCTATATTTCTACCGCATCCGATTGTATATTTTCCAACAGTATCTTTATATAACCGAAGCATAAGGCCTTCATGTTGGATTAATGCATCAAATAATGTTGATATTTTCATATATTCCTCAATGGTTTAAATCTTACAAATAGGGTCATTCATTGTTGGAGCATTATAATATACCGACCCAAATGCTCTGACGCCTAAATAAAACAACCGTGCGGTAAATTTAGGAACCTGATTATAAAGTAGAAATGAGTATAGTATTTCGTCCGCTCTTTCGCGCGTATAACCTTTATGACATGTATACAAATAATCATGCAAAATAGCCGGCTCTATAAAAACATATTCTTGAGGTGGGAAAATATTCCATAATATACGCGGCACACTTGCAAGATTGGTAGTAAATCCGTTTGGTATTTTTATTATTTCATCCTCAACCCGGACATAAAAATCTTCTGAAATTGAAAATACATTTGATTTTAAAGGCGTCAACAACACACGCGTTAATGGATAAACCGATGAAGGAACTATTTTTATAGAAAATGCAGCCGCCATTAATATACAAGATAGAAATATCAATATATAACTTGTTATTTTCATTACAAACCAAATCCTTTAATTACGGCTATCTTATATACTACTATATGTTATAAAATAAAACGGCAAGAAGTGGATTTGCAAACTTGCCGCATTAATGATGCTATCATCATTGGTGAGGTTGTAACACAACATTTTGAATTAATTATTAATAATTTAGGGGCAATAAAAAACGTTATTTTTTAATTTTATCCATTTCCGGTACAATCGCCGTAGCCTTCTCCATATTTTTCAGGATATCCACATCTAGACCCTATTGATATAGGCCGAACTCTATAACCAGAACCCCACCCAATATAAGATTGGCTACAATTTCCTGATGCAAATCCATATCCAAACCCATCGAGGTCTACATTTCGATCGCCATCGTCAAATGAATGTCCAAACCCAGAGCCATCTACATAGGGATGACTATAGCCACATCCATACCCATACCCAAAACCAGTACCATAGCCATAGCTTCCGTACTGTTGATCGCAAAATCCACGGCCAAACCCATAGCCAGTTACAAACCCATCGCTATCATCATCTAAACTCATACTATCCTTTTCCGGCAAACACCGCGCATCCAGATCCATAGCCATCGCCACCGCCATAGCCAAAACCATCGCCAGAGCCATTGCCATAGCCATCGCCATTGGCATTGGCATAGCCATAGCAATCGCCATAGCCATCGCTATCGCCACGGCCGCCCCCGTATCCATAATAAACATGTCCAGAGCCATCACCGGCGCCAAATCCAAATCCATACTCAACATTTCCATACCCATCCCCATCGCCGCTGCCACATCCGTAACCATATTCTTCCAAAGGAGACAGCGAGCAACGCTTTAATTTATTTAATTTATTTATTTTATAAATTGAAAATAAGAATATTATTGTAAAAATAATAAGTATAAATATTGATATGTTGAACATTGTCATGGCGTTTACATAATCATACCATCCGTCTCCGGATCATATCTAAAAAATGATACGGATTCAGAATAAAAGCCATTTGATGACCCATACCACCTAATTGTGACGCCACCTTTTATTGTATCAAGTTTATAAAAAGTAAATGTATGGCTATAATCATGCTCATATTGTTTTTTTGCGCCATCGTATGAATCATCGTGACTAATTACTTCTTCAGCAACTAATATGGGGTTTCCTATTAAATCGCCTAAATCTCCGCAAATATCTTCAATATAACAGCTAGCACAACAATCTTGAAAATATGTAAGAATATATCTTTCATCATTATCAGTAATAAAAATAATCTCTTCATTACCGTCAGATAATTCAGTGTCTCTATTTTTTATGACAATATCTTTTAAAATCTTGCCTTTTAATATTGAAAATTCCATATTTTTCCTTTAATCAAATTATAATTTTATCCATTTCCGGTACAATTGCCGTAGCCTTCTCCATCTGCATCGCCATCCCCGGCGCCCTGGGAATTTCCATACCCGTCCCCATAGACAACGATAAGTAAATATCCATCGCCAGCACTATCCCGATCGCAAAATCCAGAGCCAGAGCCCGATCCATATCCTTCTAAAAATCGATCCCCCGATCCATTGAAAAAGCCAAATCCAGAGCCATCATATAAATTCATATTAGCCCTCTCCGGTAAACGCCTTGGATCCAGACCCATCGCCACGGCCACCACCGTAGCCATAATGAACATGTCCAGAGCCATCACCAGGGCCAAATCCAAATCCATATTCTTCCAAAGTATACGGCGCGCAATGCTTTAATTTATTTATTTTATATATTGAAAATATAAATATTATTGTAAAAATAACAAGCATAACTATGGATATGTTGAACATTGTCATAGCGGCTCCATAATCATATTAACCTTCTCCAATGCAGTTTAATGTGCCATAACCGTCGCCATATCCACACCCATGTCGATTGCCAAAGCCATGTCCATTGCCATACATATTCATACTATCCTTCTCCTGTACAATCGGGGCGCCCTTCTCCACGGCCATAGGCAGATTCACTGTCAACACCATCCCCAGACCCAGAACCTTCGTAATATGCAAAAACATACCCAAATCTAGAAAAATAACCATAAATAACGCCAGCGCCACAACCATTACCATAACAAGAACCATCACCGTAAGTAGAACCCTCCGCAAAAAGAGGGGTATTTCTATCATGTGCATTCATATCACTGTCCTCGCAATCTTCGTCATCTAAATTCATATCAACCTTTTCCGGTACATTTCGTTTCAGTTCTTGAGAGATATCTAAAAATTGCTCCTGCATTAAACAAGAGCAATTAATTTTATTGAAACACTGAAAATAAATAGATTACTCAGCTTGCCAGACTGGAACGTTTTCTATAGATTTTTTAGCCGCTTCTGTTACATCAAGGATTTCTATTGCTTCTAAAAGAACCACTTTATCTACCTTACAAGGAAACATGCACTCGTCAGGTTTCTTCACGCCTTCCATAGCAAGCTGACTTAATGAAGCGGCTCCCGCCCATTTCCACAAGCGTCGTGCGTCTCGCATAACAACTTCTTGGCCATTTCTAGACTCAATAAATCCCGCAAAAACTCCGGCTGAATATGTTCTAACAATAACGTACGGCATGCCGTCCACTTTTTCTTTTTGAACATACACTTCACCATTTACAATTACTTCTTTCATTTTCTATCTCCTAGTTATTAAAAACATTTAATATTTTTTAAGTACGAAATGATTATACAATATATTTTTATATTAGTATATAAATATATTCTATTATTATGCTTGCCCTGTACAATCTTCAAATTCATCCCCATCCCCATCCCCATCCACAGGGGGATTTTCATCCCCATTATCAAATATATTCATATTATCCTTTTCCCGTAAACACATTGATTCCATCGACAGGGCTATCACCTTCTCCATTCCCCCGACCACTGCCGTAGCCATAATGAAGATGACCCGACCCATCGCCAGAACCAAAGCCACACCCAACACCCTTTATGTACTCATCACCATCGTCATAGTTAAAATTGAAACTGATGATATAATCACCTCCATAGCAATACCCATAATAATCGCAATCCCCTTCACCAGATGAAGAACCATAGCCATAGCCATAGCCATAGCCATGGCCGCTGCCATAGCCATTCAAATCTAAATTCATAACTTTCGATATGTTGAACATTGGAATATTGAACATTTTCATAGCGATTCCCTATTCATATCATCGTTCTCCGGTACAATCCGCATTTCCACACCCAGAACCATCCCCACACCCAGCGCCCGTGGAATTTCTACAGCCAAATCCATCACCATAACCATAACCGTAGCCATAGTTAAATTCATATCCAGATCCAAAGCCATGGAAAGAAGAATATCCATAGAAAGAGCTAAACCCACAGCCATCGACAGAGCCATAACCAGATCCATAACTATAGCAATCGCCAGTTCCATCACCATAATTTAAATTCATATCAACCAATCCCTGTACAATCAGAGTCGCTTTCTCCATCCCCATACCCGTCCCCCGAACAGACCAAGATACGTAAATATCCATCTCCAGCACTATCCCGATCACAAAAGCCAGAGGCCGAGCCCGATCCATATCCTTCTAAAAAGCGATCCCCCGATCCATTGAAAAAGCCAAATCCCGAGCCATCGCCATAGCCATCGCTATAGCCACCGCCATAGCCATAGCCATTGCCATAGCCACCACCATAATATAAATTCATATTATCCTTCTCCGCTACAATCGGGCTCCCCTTCTCCATATGTGTCAGGATATCCATATCTAAACCCTACTCTATAACCAGAACCCCACCCAATATAATCTTCGTCGCAACACCCTGATGAAAATCCATATCCAAAACCATTTCCATCCTGATCGCCTTCGCAATTAGAACCTAAATTCATATCAACCCCTTCCAATACAATTACAATTGCCATCCCCATCCCCATCCCCATCCACAGGGGGATTTTTATAGCCAGGGGGATTTTCATCCCCATCCACTATTATCCATCTCCTACTTCATTGCCAGAGCCATCGCAATAGCCAAATCCAGAGCCATTGCCAGAGCCATAGCCATCGCGATCGCCATCGCGATGGCCAAAGCCACCGCCCTCGCCAAAGCGATCGCCATCGCCATCGCCAAAGCCCTCGCAATTGCCATCGCAATCGCAATAGCCATAGCCATCGCCATCGCCATCGCCAAAGCCCTCGCAATTGCCATCGCAATCGCCAGAGCCATCGCCATCGCCAAAGCCATCGCAATTGCCAAAGCCAAAGCCATTGCCATCGCAAAAGCCATTGCCAAAGCCATTGCCATTGCCAAAGCCAGATCCATCATATAAATTCATATTATCCATCTCCTACTTCATCGCCATTGCCATCCCCATCCCCATCCCCATCCCCATCCACAAGGGGATTTTTATAGACAGGGGGATTTTCATCCCCCTAATCGAATAAATTCATATTAGCCATCTCCTACTTCATTGCCATAGCCATCGCCATTGCCACGGCCACCGCCACCGCCATTTCCATTGCAATCGCCATATCCAAAGCCCTCGCCATGGCTAACGCCATTGCCATCGCCACAGCCATCGCCACCGCCAGAGCCATACAAATCATCAATCATATTAACTCCCAAATACTTCTATTATTTTTAATGCATTTTCTTCAGAAAGTTCATTAATAGTTAGCACATTGAATTTCTTTAATGCTTTTTGCAGGCGTTCGTCTGGTATTGAATTTTCATACATAACCTCATTTAGAATTTCAATCGTTTTATCCGATACAAAATCATTCTTATTGAGTTTTTTAGAATTATCTTCTTCAGCTCCAATATCTGCCATTTGTGCATATGCTTTGATCTCACCTGACGTATTCGGATTATCCATAATAGCGTTTTCATATAGGCTAATAGCGGAAGGCTCAGGACTAACATCAACATCCTGACCATATATATTATTATTTGCATCTACTATCTCTCCGTTTGAAATATAATCCGTTGTATTTTTTTTAATTGCGTCTTTTAAAGAACGACTAGCATCTTTTTCATTCATATTTGCTTCTATAACAAATCTTTCAGACTCGTCATGCGTTCCACTAAATAACTCTTGAAATGCAGCGCGCAAGCATTGGCTTTCAGCAACTTTCTTAATCATTGTTGATGGCATCGTAGCCCAGTTTTTTCTTCCGGTGTTGTATTCTTTAAAATCGACATAAGTGTACATTTCTCTAGAAGAGTTTTTTCTTTTTACAAAACAATATGCGCCAACAAGATTGCCTCTGTCCTGTAATGTATATTCGTGATGAACTTGTCCATTCAAAACTTTAAAGATATCTTTTGAATATACGGCATCCACATGATGAAAATCATAATCAGGATGACGTTGTGCGGCTTTTCTGTAACCGTCGCGCCCTATAAAAACGCTGGCCGGAGATTTTTGGTCATATTTTATACTCCATATTTCCCTTAAGAATGGATTTAAATCACATGCCTTACCCATTTCTACAAAGTACTTAAATTCTGCAGAGGTTAATGTGGGGGCGCAATTAGACTTGATTTCATCTAACGGAACAGATTCCCATACACTAAGTTTTTGGGGTTTTTGTATTGCTAATTCGTTAGTCATTATTTACCTTCCTTTTTTTTAGTAAGCTCTGTTATTAAATTTCAGAAGAAAGCGTTAATTTCTTTATTCCGTATCCTGGGTAATTATTAGAATCCATGCACCCTTTTAATTTGCTTATTAATGTATTAAATAAGTTAACTCCATAATCCAATGCGTCGTCATCTAATACAAATACCCCAATATGATGCGGCGCATCTTTTTCAACCGCTATATAAACAAACTTATCTAATTTAATATCTATAGATTTTAATGCTTCATGTATCATCGCGGCTTGCAGAAAATAACCATAATCATACGCAGACCTTCTAAATGCACGTAAGGATGCATTTGAAGTTGTTTTTAAATCAACAACCAAACCATTAAGCCATATATCAGGTCTAGCCTTGCATTGAATGCCAGTTTCTTTTTGAGTCCAGAATATAGATTTTTCTATTTGAGCCTTTTTATAAGCAAATAATTCTTTTGCAATATCGTCGTTCTTAACTTTATGACTCATGTTTGATACTAAATTATATTCGGATGCATTTAATATAATTCTTCCGTTTGCGTTTCCTAATAAATCTTCATAAGCAGGTGTACCTATTCTTGGCTTTGTTTTTTGCTTGCAAACAAAAAATTGTTCATCGAACAAACTTGGTTCTAGTACCATTGTATGAAACGCTGAACCTATATTCATTGCGCCCGTTGATTCTGAAAAAGGAATTTCTTTTGTTATGTATTTAACATAATAATGTAACGGGGACTTATCCAACTCCATTAATGCAGACCTGGAAACCGCATCAGATGCGTGGTATTCATCATTAGATATATCATGTATTCCGTTTTCTATATGTGTCACATTTGTCTCCATTAATAAACAAATATATATTATCTCATTCAAGAATATATTGCAAGATATTTGTGAATGGTATACAATGCAAAACATAATACGCATACATAAATTAGAAATATAAAAGAATGAGGCTCATATGACGTATGAAGATGTTTTAAATCATTTTGGTACATTTTATAGAATGAAAAAAATGACAGGTATTGGCGATTCAAATGCAACTCGATGGAGGGCGGTTGGATATATCCCTATTGCTATGCAGTTAAGAATTGAAAAACAGACCAACGGCGCTTTAAAAGCCGACTCTATGGATCCAAAACTAATGGTAAATAAATAAAATTATGGATGATTCAATAAAAAAAGAACTTGAAGAGCTGCGTGCATTTAAAAAAGCGAATTCTAAAAGCGCTATTGATATAGCATTTGAAGAAATAGAAGAAACTCTTTTAAAGAATCCTGGCTCTAGGGGTTTTGACTGTCAAATGCCGGTGGTGGCTTTTAGGATTTTGGCAAATGCTTTGATTTTGTTAAAAAAAGAAATCTTCAAAAATCCATATTAAAAAATCAAATAAAAAATTCATTATTGGTTTTTAATTCCAAATGTAAAGAAAATCTTGTGGGTTCGAATTTGTTTTATTCGGTTCATTCAACTGCTTATAACTTACTTTGGCAAACCAGAGTTTGAAGACTTTAATTTCAGTTGTCGACATTTTATCGACAATCAAAAAAAGGCTCACTCGATTCCCAGCGACATGAGCCAGTAACAAAATGTTTTCATATATAAAATATAAAATCAATCATCTTTACACTTTCTTTACAAAATATATTTCATGCATATCTAATTACCCAAATTTGATGGAATTAAAATTTATACATCCTTTATTGCGCCTACATCTTTACAATTCCTTTACAATTAAATCCTGGCCATAGGGGACGGCATTTGATAACAATATTGGCAGCCAATAAATTGCATCAATAATCAAGAATAGTATGTTTATAGGGAGATCGAACAATGACTAGAAGGCACTTTCGTTTAGCTGAATTTAACAAAGATGATGGCATGTACAGCTGCCCAGGGAAGGTTTTTAGGGACACATCCCTGAACAGCACCGAATTAAGGCTGTACATGATAATACACTCGTTTATACATTCTACTGGAGACGCATACCCTTCTAACGACTGGCTTTCCATGCAACTAAGCATAGACAAAAGAAGTGTATCGCGTGCTATAGCAGTCCTCCAGGATAAAGGATATTTGCATGAATTTCAAGATTCTAAAAAAAAACGACATCTTACGATTTATCCAGTGGATGAGTTAAGTGATGATATGTGTTATGAAAATGATTTCATGGATTTTGAAGAAGAGGATTTTGAAGACAGATTTGAGCCTTTAATTCACAAAGATAAATTAGTAGATATTTCTAGGGTAGACAAAGTTGTCTATGCTAATAATCAAAAAACATCTGAAATTGACAACAAAAACGCCCTAGGTAGACAAAGTTGTCATGGGGGGGTAGACAAAGTTGTCTACCATATATATAAAGATTATATAAATAATAATTATAAAAAAGAAAAAATAAATAAAAAAGAAAAAGAGGATTTTGTTGAGTCGGATAATTTTAAAAATACATCTCCAAAAAGTTTTGATGAGTTTTGGGAACTGTATCCAAGAAAAGTTAATAAAGTAAAAACTATGAAGTTGTGGTATTCGAGGCAGATTCAGGGTCAGCATAGTGAAATAATTGAAAAGCTAAAGAAGCAATGCGCGAGCCGCGTTTTTTGTAAGTTCTCCCCAAACCCTTTGAACTATTTATTTGGCGAGCGATGGAATGACGAGTATGAAGGGATGTCTAAATCATGCAATACAAAATCAAATAATGCTGTGACGTACAATCCTGTTTATTTTGAATATGTTTCTAAATGCAGGGCAGACATACGCTTAGGTTTAAAATCCAAGGAATTGAGCATATTGGGATATGAAGACTGGATATCATGCCATTTAAACCAAAGCAAAGAGGGCGCCATTCAATTATGTCAAGGAGCCGAATAGGATATGAGCTCAATTCGATTAAAATTGAATGTTGAGCCGTTAAATTCGTTTTTAGTTAAAAAGTTGAATGAGCAAAATAAATATTAATTTATGTTATATTTTTTAAGTTGAATGTAAATTAGTGAAATAATTTTGTATTATACAAAAGGCGAGTAAGCCCCACTACAATATAGTTCGGCTATTCTAGTGGGCATCGCCTTTATACGTATTTTATTTTATCATCTGAAGATATAAAGATAATTTCCTTATCCTTTTATTTTTAGTAGATAAAAGAATGCGATTGGAGAAATCTATGGATTTTATATTTCTATGTATATTCCATGTGACTAAATAACATAGCATCAATAAAGGTATTAAGCGCGCCGAGATTTGTAAAATATCCATTTTATGCCTCCTTGCATGTATATTTTTTTAAATTGTATTTGAATTTTAAAAATCCGAACCGTGTTTTTATTCCAGGAATTCTTTCTTTTATTTTTCTAAATAACATCCTGAGCTTAATTTCTAGATAAATAAGCTGCCCTAAGTAAAATATGGAAAGGACAAGAAGACCCGTTGAGGTCATGCCAAGAAAAGTTAATAAAAAGTTAATCCATTCCGATGTATGAAAATTCATGATTCACCTCCGTGTGAATATTAGTTTTTATAAAAGTACATAAAATAAACCAATTAATAGAAATGTTGCCGCCCCCGCAAATACGGCACCAATTAACGCCTGCGCGCACTCTTGAACTAGCGTTTTTTCTTCTTCTATTTCTCGAGCCACTATTTTTTTATTGAAGTTTTTTACCAAGTCACTTGAAAGGCTACAAAGATTAATATTGTTTTGCATGTCAAATCTCCTCGTTATTTTCAATAATAGACTTAAACAGTAATTTATTTTCAGATGTCGATCTAACCATTTTCAAATCATTTAAAGATTGAGTCAGTGCTATTTCTATAGACCTCAATTTTTTCTGAATTGGCTCTTGTGCATCTTGTGGTATTGATAAAATATAATTTCCATGCTCGTCATATTTTCTTAAATTGTAAAGTGCGCTAATTACATTTATTAATTTCATTTCAATCTGTTCGATTGAATCTACAAACCTGCTTGACATTTTTAACCCCTTTTTATTTAAGGGCCGCCCTAACATTCAAGGCGGCTTTATTATGAATAAGCATTTGCAAATCTATTTAGGGCTTATATTTTTCTTATACAATTGCGTGTTCTCGTCAATATCATCTTCCGACTGAAAGAAAGGTATTCCAGCCAATCTACACGGTTTTGGTTTTTGAACTTGCGCCGGTGTAGAAGATGTTTCTGATAAAGCTTTTGGAGCTATATCAAATGATTCAACTCTAATTGGCCCATTTCTCCATTCTTCTTTTGTTTCCATTGTTTCCCCTTTTTGGTTAAAGATTAATTATTATTATTAGATGGTTCTATTTTTGTTAATTCCCCGCATTCTTCGCATTCTACATATGCACAATAAATATCGTCCGATTCTAAATAAGGGTCATAAGCGTTCTCAAAATACATTTCATCCCCGTGTAATGAATCGATAGGGTAGTTAACGTAGTTTCTGTATGCCATTTTGTATCTCCTGATTGTTAAGTATGTAATAATTATAATACATATTTTTAAATTAGTAAATAAATATATACTATAATTTTGGTTTATTTTAATCCGGTGCATATCATGTTAGATGGTAGTGGATAAAAGTGAATTATCCACAGACTTATTAACAGATTATGGGGATAGTTTTAATAGAAATATATTTGTTATTATATAAATATATGATATATATGGGATGTGATTTTGGTCTGTATTTTTTATGAAGGGGGTTAAATGAAATATTTAATTTTGGCATCCGTATGTATTTTTTTAATTATATTGGTTAAAAGAAAATGAAATATTTACTTTCTGCTTTACTTGGGGCATTCCTTGGTCTTTTATTTATGGAACGTGTAATTGATTTTTTGAGAGGTTAGCGATGAGCAATATTTTTAATATAGGTCGTATGACATGCGATGCGTGCGACGGTATCGGCGGCAGACTTTTAAAATACAAGGTTTACGACCAATGCAGAAAATGCAAAGGCGCTGGATATTTTGAATTTAATATTCTGAATATTTTGAAATCAAAAACAACCTTTGAAGAAAAGGCAGAGGCAATTAAATTTTATTTACTAACGTTAAGGTGGGTCATTAAAGATAGATTAATAAAAAAATTAAAATCCATTAAGCGCAAATTTGACGTATGCTTATCTAAGCTTATATAATATATTTTTTAATTAGTAGGTATTTTAATGTTAAAAAAATGTATGACATGCAGGGGTAGCGGAGAAGTGCCCGGGATAGGAATGATGCCCATGATATGTTATAAATGCAATGGCGAAGGAACAATAGTCATTGAAGACATAATTGATAAAGAAGAATATAAGTCCACAAAAAAACAAAAAAAACAGGCTTAAAATGGTCGGCAAAAAGACACCAGAAAATGAAAGAAGGCTAGCGGTAGAATATCCGTCTGGTGCTGTTCAGAGAAATTACCAAATCAGATACAGTGAAGAAGCAGCCGAAGAAATATGCCGGATAGTTGCAACTCATTGCGCAGGAATTAACACACTGGCCAAACTTTATCCACATATACCACACCCGACTACCATCGCAAGGTGGAGATTAAATAATAAAGAATTTGATGCGAAATATTTTGCGGCGAAACAAAGGCAAGCTGAGCTAATGATAGAAGAAATGGACGACTTTATACCAGGCGATATAAATTATATAGAAGACGAAAAAGGCCAAAGAAGGATAGACCCCCCAAGCGCTACACTTTTGATAGCAAAATTGAATAACAGGAAATGGACGGCAGCAAGACTTGCGCCTAAAAAATATGGCGACAGAATGGCCTACGAAGAAGTTAATCCAACAAAAGATACACTAGATAAAATACAAGAGTTGGTTTCAAGCCTGCAGCAAACTCCTCAGAAAGATGAATGAAAGTGAACACGATATACTCAGAGTAAAATTGTGCTCTGATTTCCTTTTGTTTATCAGAACATTCTTTAAAATAGTTACAGGTCGCGAATTTCATATCTCCACGCCGCCAGGTCGTGAATCTCATTTTATAACACTCGCGCGAGAATTAACGGATTGCTTTCATCTAAAGACAACAAGCTTAATCGTAAACATGCCGCCAGGGTACGCTAAATCAACCATGCTAAGTTATTGGACTGCGTGGACAATGGCAATGCACCCAGATAGCCAATACCTTTATATAAGCTATGGGCATGAGCTTGCATCAAAACACACGGAAATGATTAAACGAATCATGACAACCGCCGAGTATAAAATATTATTTGGCGTTCAACTGCGAAGGGATTCAAAAGCAAAAGACCATTTTATGACGGAAAGCGGCGGAAGCGTTAAAGCTTTTGGTAGCTCTGGGGGCATCGTAGGACACGATGGGGGGCTACCAAATTTATCAAGATTTTCAGGCGCTGTTTTGATGGATGATTTACACAAAATAGACGAAGCGCATAGCGACACTATTCGAGCAAAGGTTATAGAAAACTACAAAGAAACTATTATACAAAGGCCTCGCGCTCCCAATGTTCCTATGATTTTTATAGGGCAACGCGTTCACGAGGCCGATATAGTTTCGCATATGCTTTCCGGTAATGATGAAAGAAAATGGAAAACCGTAATCTTGAAATCAATTGATGACGCAGGGAACGCTTTATACCCAGAAGTGAACTCATTGGAACAATTAAAGATAAAAGAAAGAGTGAGCCCATACGTTTTTGCAAGCCAGTTCCAACAAAATCCTATCCCACCAGGCGGCTCTTTATTTAAGCCGGAGTGGTTTGTTTTATTGGATGAGTATCCCAAAATACTATCAACCTTTATCACGGCCGATACAGCAGAAACGGAAAAATCATATAATGATGCAAGCGTATTTAGTTTCTGGGGTATTTATGAAATAGAATTCCAGGGAAAGAAAACTGGTGAGCTTGGACTGCATTGGATAGATTGTATAGAAATACGAGTAGAACCGAAAGACTTAAAAGATGCATTCATGGACTTTTATTCTGATTGCTGCCGCTTCCATGTTTCACCAAGGCTTGCAGCCATAGAGAAAAAAAGTACCGGCGTTACACTGTTGTCTATATTGAAAGAAATACAAGGCATCCAGATACGGGATATAGAGCGCGATAGAAGCAGCAAGACAGATAGATTTATAAGAACACAACCATATATCGCATCTAGAAATGTAAGCATATTAGCGTCAGCGCGACACAAAATAATGTGCATAGACCATATGTCAAAAATAACCGCCAATAACTCGCACAGGCATGATGATATAGCAGATACATTATCCGATGCCGTAAAGATAGCGCTAATAGATAAATTAATACCCATCATCTCTCAACAAGACATCAATAGTCGTGCTACCATAATGCAAAAGCAAAAGCAAATTTCACAATTGAGGAGTCAATTATATGGGGGCTACACGGGTCAGCCAAGATGACCGCGATTCTTTACATGAAATTCGCGATAAAATATCTAATTCCTATAATTATTTTCAAGATAACTATAAAAGGTATAGACAGTTTCGGCATTATGCATTTAAGTCTACTATAAGCTTCCAGCAAAGAACGCTTCTAACCGCGCAGCAAAAGCCTATTGTAGAGTTCAATATATTATCGGCGTATATATCCAAGTTATTGGGTGAGTTCTCAGGACATGAGCCAAGTATCACCGTAACTGCATCCGAATCATCCGAAATAGACGAGTCTGTAATAGACATAGTAGATGGAAGCATACGCCAAGCTATAGAGGAAGCCAATAAAGATAATTTTGCGTACGAAATATATAAAGACATTTTATCGGGTGGTTTTAGTGTAGGCAAAGTCTATACAGACTATGAAAGCCCAATGTCTATGAAGCAAAAGATTTATTGGAAAAAAGCATTTGACTGCTGTTTATGTGGATTTGACCCATTGGCTCGCGCCCCACATAAAGGGGATGGCGATTATTGTTTTGAGATATACCCCATGAAGCTCGATGAATTTCAACGAATGTACCCAAATACAGTTGTTAAAGGCCTTTCATATAGCATGCAAGACGGTGAATTCCAGTGGTCTTATAAAGACAGCCAAAATAATCAAATTATATTGCTCGTCGATTATTACGAAAAAAAGAAAAGGAAAGTAAAAATATATGAGCTTTCCAATGGCAGAACTATCACAAAGAAAGATTACGAGCGCTTAAAAATAGAATGGGAAGAACGCCAAATAATAGCCCAGATTCCGGCAATTGTATCTCAGCGCTATACCCAGATTGAAACTATAGAGCGCTACAAATTAATAAAAGACCAAATTATTGAACATGAAACGACTAAATACGATTACCTGCCAATTGTATTTTTTGACGGAGATTCCGCAATATTAACAAATGGAGAAACAAACAGCCTTACGTACCAAATGACAAGGCCAACAATATACAATGCTTTCGGGGTGCAAGAATTACAAAACTTGGCAGGCATAAGCCTCGCCAATCATTTTGATAGTATATTGCAAACAAAATTTATTATTAAAAAAGAAGCAATCCCGCAAGAACAAGATTATCTGGATGCTTTAACCGATATCCAGAAACCAAATACGATCGTAGTAAATGCGTATAGCGAAAATAACCCAGATAAGCCAATTCCAGACCCAATCATTCCCGTCGTGAATCAGCCCGCACCTCCTGAAGTGATGGGCATATTCCAGTCTGCATCAAATATGGCGCAAACTATCATGGGCGGTTTCGCCAGCAATTTAAATAAAAACGATACGGACTTATCTGGCAATGCAGTAATTCAACTCCTATCTGCTGGAAATGCAACTGCAATGCCAGAACTAGTAGGATATATGCAAGGGTTGACTCAAATGGCAAACATACATGTCAATTTGATGCCTAAATATCTTTCTAATAGAAACGCAATAACAATAAAAGAAAAAAATGGGAATTCAAAGACCGCCGCAATTAATAAATCAGGCGCGCCTTATCTTGATTATGAGTCATTTGCTATCAAAGTTAATATTGAGGCCGGTGTGAACTTTAGGGTTCAGAAAGACCAGGCAATGAAAACGATTATTGCCTTGATGCAGGCGAGCCCGGAATTTGCCCAGTTTATAAATAGTCCGAAAGGATTATCTATACTTCTGAAAAATATTAATATCATTGGCGCAGATTCTTTGCGGGAAGCGGCAGAAGAATGGTCGCAACAGCAAATTGTTGAAAAGCAGCAGCAAATGCAACAAGCGCAACAGATGATGCAACAAGACCCAAGAATGATTAAAGCAAAAGCGGATATGGCAAAATTGCAACTTCAAGGCCAAGAGCTACAACAAAAGGGGCAACAACAGCAATTTGACAATCAAATACAAATAGCAAAAATGGCTATTGAAAAAGAATTGGCGGACGCCAAAATATTAGAAAGCCAATCAAAGATATCGCAGGAGCAAATTAACAGTGCGGTCAGGCTGGAGGAAGCTAATACTTCACTGGAAGTGCATGCTTTAGAAAGTGCGTCAAAGATGGCGGAAATAAAGGCGCGCCATCATGACCAGCAATTGAAAGAGCATGCAAATATGCGAGAAAATATAAGGCTTTCAAAAGAGATTTCAGAAAATAATTCTTTACAACAGGAGGATAGAAATGGCCAAACCGAAATATAAAATACAACCATGCCATATTGAAGAAAGGGGCGGTATCGCTAGATTAGAAAGGGACGGGTTCACTCGTCAAGATATTTCTCAGGCGCTGTATAAGCATACTGACGGTATGGGCGTTACAGCTCGCGATGATAGGCGAGAAATCATGCATACATTGCATGACAGGGAACAATATTACAAATAAAGGGAACAAAATGATTAATAAGAAAATATGGATTGATGACACAGTAATGATTATCCATCCAACCGCCAGCACAGAAAATCAGTTAATGGTGGGTATTCAATCTAAAAGCCAAGAATGTAGCTGCGTTTGTATATTCAGCGCTGAAGAGATAAAGAAGGAAGGATTGCGCTTCCTGATGGATGAATTGAATAGCGCAAAAGATGAATTAAAAAAAAGATGGGAACATGATTTATTGACAAGCGAATGCGAGGAATAATTATGGCCGACAAAAAGAATTGGATAAAGGGCGCCATCAAGAAACCAGGCACATTGCATAAAGAGCTTGGTATTTCAGAGGGCAAGAAAATACCAAAAAAGACATTAGATAAAGCAGCTAAAAAAGGTGGCAAATTAGGCGCGCGCGCAAGGTTGGCCGAAACGTTAGAATCATTTAACCATGGGAAGAAAAAGAAATGAAAAAGACAAAAACAAAGAAAGATAAAAAACAAACATCCGATATGAAACAAGATAAAAAACTTGTATCAAAAATGGTAAAAGGTTCATGTATTAAAAAATAAAGTCAATAACATAATTGTAAAGATATTGTAAAGATATGCATTGACAAGAACATGTGCCTAATTAATAATAATATATATATTACGTTTGCGGCACGATAAAACCGCGCGAGTCGTTGCACGTTACGCAATGCATTACGGTGACACCGCTTTAAAAGTCAAATAGGGTTTAATATGACTGTTGATAATTTTGATACTGAAAGTCAGGCAGAGACTCCTGAAATAGAATATTCAAAAGAAGAAGCTGCGTTGCCGGATGATGAGATGCAGAAACCTGTATTCAATAAGATACAGATGTCTGATGCAATTAAACGTGAACGAGCAAAAGCTTTTGAAAAAGCTAAGAAAGAGGTTTTGATGCAATTAAAACAACAAAATGAATTGGGTGGTATGCCATCAGATAGCGGCATGCAATCTAATCAAAATTCGTTAGGTGGTATGCCTCAAGGTCTAACCGCAGAGCAAGTTAGGCAACTTATTGCCGAGCAAGCGCCTGAAGTCTTGAGTAATCACGTAAATTCCATCAAGAACGAACATATTGTTAATAGTTTTGTATCAAAAATGCAGGCTGCTGAAAAAATGTACCCTGGTCTCGAGCAAAAACTAAGTAAACTTAATTATAGTAATCCTGCAATGATAAAGCTTGTTCAAATGGCAAATGAGCTAGAAAATACAGGCGATATCATGCATGAATTATTATCAAACCCAATGAAAATGGGGAATGTCTTAAATCTAGCTAAAGAAGAACCATTTATAGCTGGCGAGGCATTAAGAGAATTAAGTAACAGTATCAAGACAAATCAAAAAGCGCTCTCCGAATCGGAAGAATCGCCTTCGCCCCTCAGTCAGATTAAGCCTTCAAATGTTGGAATGGGCAACGGGAAGGCAATGTCAGTTTCTGATTTTAGAAAAATGTTCAGAGGCTGATTAAAATAAAATAAAGCCACCATTGTCCAAAATACTTAATATTTTGGAGACTACCGCGATGGCTACACCTAATAATATTTTGCAGAACGTCGCCCTTTTCGTTAAAGGCGAACTTGCTTGGTTACAAAACTCGTATTTCGGAATTTCAGAATCTAATAAGAGGTTTAATAAGTTTAACGAACAGTACGGCGCTAACTTAGGCGACAACATCACATTTGATTTAACGCCACGGTATGTTACATATGATGGCCTTATTATTACACAACAGCCATCTGTGCAGCGCGTTCAAACATTAACTTGCTCTCAGGCAGCAAACAGCTCTGCTGGTTATACAGACCAACAATTCATATTCAACGTAGAAGATTATATGCGTGAATTTGGTATGTCGTCTGTAAAAGAGATTGGATCAAAGGTAGAAAAAGACATTCTTAAGAATTTTATATCTGGCGTAACAGTAAACAACCCGCAGGCTTCAAACTTTGGAGAAGTTCAGTACCAATCAGGACCATTTCGTTTTTATGGAAATGGCGTTACACCGATTACATCCTATCAGCAATTAGCGCAAGCTGTTGCGAACTTCGAGGATTTTGGTTTCTCTGGCGCGGACATGAAAGCCGTATTGCCAGTAACCGCAATTCCATCGATTGTTGGAAGTGGATTAAACCAATTTGCTCAAAATCGAAATAATGAAATTGCAAACTCATGGGAATTGGGTGGGTTTGCCGGTTGCAAATGGTTTACATCAAACTATCTTCCAGAACACATTTCTGGAACTGTTGGCGATGCAACATCTCCTAACAACATCATAACGCTTGTTTCAACGAATGACCCAACTGGTGCGAATGTAACACAAATTACAGTTACAGAGCCAACAGGTAGCACTGACGCAAATGCATTTAAAGCGGGCGACTTAGTACAGGTCAATGATGGGGTTCCTGGGTTTAGAAATTATCGATTTTTGACATTCATTGGCCATCAAACATCCGCGCAACCTGTTCAATTTAGGGTTATCGCCGACGCAGCCACTGTATCAGGAACCGCGACGCTTTCCGTTCAAACCATTAACGGCGTTGGTTTAGTTTGGCAACAAAATGCAAATCAAAACTTAAATCAAGCGCTGCAAGCTGGCATGAAAGCAACCGTTGCGCCTTCACATAGAGCGGGCTGTTTGATGTCTGGTAATAGCTTATATACAGCAATGCCAACACTGCCTAATGAATCGCCGTTTGATACCGTTTCTATTAAAGATGAAGACAGCGGCGCAAGCTTGCGTCACTATTGGGGCTCTCAATTTGGTTTAAATAACCGAGCATATGTGCGTGATTGTATTTGGGCAAGCACATTGATTCCTGAAAATAGCATGCGTTTACTTTTCCCTTTGTAATTTGAAGGAATGCGGAAGCCCCTTGCAAAAAGGGGCTTTATAAAATTATGAGGAGCAATAAATAATGAGTACTTATCTTCAATATGGCCAACTGCCATTTAGTTACATCAATGGATTAAAGTTGTCTAACAATGCAACTACGCCTAACTCAAAATTAGACATTTCAACAGGTATTTGCATTGACTCAACTAATACATTCCAAATTACAACTTCATCTGTGATAACAGGCGATATTACCCAAAGCGGTTTGAATGGCCTTGATACCGGAACCGTTGCAGCAAGTACATTATATTATGTTTACTTGGTTTGGGATCCTGTTTCATCTCAAACGCCTGGGATGTTATTTAGTGCATCCGCAACACCATTAATGCCTTATGACTACGGTGCATATAGATTAATTGGATATGTTGCTACAGACGGCTCTAGCCATCTTCTAAAAGGATATTGGACTAATGCCGATTCTTCAAGTCGTTTGTTTATGTATGACGCTCCGCAAGCAACCGCTATTACTGCAGGTAACGCAACAAGCTATACAGCAGTAAGCTTATCAGCTTTAGTGCCAGCAGTGAGCAATACGCCCGTATGGATGTACTCAGCGTTTACACCTGGCGCAGCTAGTCGCCAATTGTTTATGCAGCCTTATGGTGCTACGGGTGATTCTGTCATTATTACTGGACAGGTCACATCGGTTGTCGTAAGTAGCAATTCACTTGTACTTGCGAGATTGAATACCGCTGCCCCAAGTGTTTCATACAAGGTATCAAACTCAGGGGATGCCGCTGCATTAAAAGTAGCAGGGTATCAATTCATTCTGTAAGGGGAGCATAGTATGTCAACATATTTGCAATACGGACAACTTCCATATAGTTATATAAATGGGTTTGGATTGGCATTTAATACAACCAACCCTTCTTCAATGTTAGATGTAACGTCTGGCACATGTGTTGACTCTACTAATACGTTTCAGATTATGGATACACTTGGGTATACGGCATCTTCGCATACTACCGGTATAAATGGATTGGATGAAGGTGAAGTTCAAATATATTCTTTGTATTATGTTTATATTGTTTGGTCTATAACAAATAGACACGATGCCGGATTACTTCTTAGCTTAAATGAGGTGCCTGTTTTGCCAGTTGGGTATGGCGCATATAGATTAATTGGTTATGTACATACCGATGATTTGGGCGACTTTTATAATGGCTATTGGGGCACTGCAAACGGTGCATCAACTAGAACATTTTTTTACAATTACGCGCCACAAACATCCATTACAGGAACAGATACATCATTTACCACAGTTGAGCTTGACCCTTATGTGCCTAGCGTCGATGGAATAATTGTAAACTTTTCTACATATCTTTTATCTTCAGCCGCAAACGACACATTGCAGATGACGACCAATAGCACTATCGGCGGATTGATGTATATAACATCTGTTCAGGTTGCGGATGTGGGAACAAATGGAAATGCCACAATGCCGTCGAGGCTAGTTGGTGGAGTTCCGACTGTTTCGTATAGGGTTACAGGCTCTGGCGACCCCAGTGCAATAATATATGTAGCTGGATATACATTTACCTTATAGGGGGTAAACATGGCCTACAGCGCTCTTCAATTAATAACGCGCTCTTTTTATCTGTCTGGAATAGTTGCTAGGGAAGGCCAGGCCGTCGGTGGCGAAATGGTTGCTGATGGCCTTTACCTTTTAAATGCGCTTTTAAATTTTAAAGGCACTGATTTACGTCTAATACCATATTACACACGCGGTACTTTTAATTTTGTTGCAGGCCAAGAATCTTATTTTGTAGAAAACCTTTTATCTATTGATACAATGACATTTAATATTGGTGATGTCAGATATCCTTTGACGGATACGACGCGTCATCGTTATTTTGGAGAGGCCAGGGTAGATAATATTCAGTCTCTTCCGTATCAGTATAGAACTGAAAGAGAATTGGGCGGCATTCGAATATATTTCTATTTTTCTCCATCTGGGACATATGTTGTAAAGTATAGCGGAAAGTTTGGACTAACTGAGGTTGAGTTAACGACAGACCTATCTCTTTCGTATGATTACTATTATATAGAATATTTGCGGTATGGGCTGGCCGAATACCTTTGTAGCGAATACGGCAATACATTCCCCGCTGAATCAATGATGAAATACAAAGAAATACAAAAGAAATTAATGGATGTAGAGCCGAAAGATTTATCTTTAAGAAAAAGTTCTTATTGCGGCGCAGGATATCCGTTAGATTGGCAGACAATAAATCTTACGACGGGATATGTTCCGTTTTAATTAAGGATTGAAAATGTCCCCTGCGCCATATGAGACACAGCAAATACAAACAACAAAAGTTGATATTGTTGGTGGCAACACATTTGGGCGATACCCAAAGATAAGCGATTCACAAACGTTTAATTTTATTGTTGGCGATGATTTCCTTGTTCCATACGCAGGTTATAAAAATGTCTTAACTTTGAATCCGGATTTACCTGGTCGTGGAATTTATACCGCGTCAAACAATGCATTAATGATTTGTATTTTTGGGTCTGCTGTATATGCCATTACAGAGAATAATAATGATATTTATAGCTATGCATTTATAGGAAACCTGAATACATCCGTAGGGGATGTTTTTATATCTGAGAATAATAACAAGCAAATAGCCATTACGGATAAATCAAATTTATATGTATTTAACTATTCAAATTATCCTGTTTCTTTCAGTTTCTTAATATCCGGAACGGATTTCACAATACCGTTTACATCCCCTGGTTACATATCATTTCAAAATGGCAGATTGATAATTGCCGCCACTGGAACAAACAGCTGGTATTTGTCTGGGTTTAATGATGCAACAAGCTGGACAGCCGACCCAAACCGCGTTGGCTCATTGCAGACTAAGCCAGACATCATGCAGGCCTGTGCGCCAGTTCCTGGTGGCGGAAACGCATTGCTTGTATTTGGCAGAACCGTTGTTGAATTATGGCAAGATATTGGAGCTGCATTATTTCCATACCAGCGAGCAAGTACATTCAATGTTGATTATGGGTGTATAAATGCCAACACCATCGCGTACTTAGATAATTATGTTGTTTGGATGGCCATCAATGAAGAAGCTGGCGTTACCCTGATGGTATACCGTGGCAATAGCGCAGAATCAATAAGTACTGATGGCATGGATTTTAAATTCTCCAAGCTCACTAACCCTTCAAATTGCATTGGCTTTTTGTTTAGGCAGGCGGGTCACGTTATTTATCAATTCACGTTTCCAGATAACAATTTAAGTTACTGCTATGATTTTAGGTCTAAACTATTTTTCACCGTAACCGATGAAAACTTAAATTACCATATAGCCAAAAACGTGGTTTTATTTAATCACAACTACTATTTTGTAAGCATGAATGGCGGAAATCTTTATGAGTTTGACCCAAAGTACACGAATTTCGATTACGGAGATGGTAACATTCAGCAAATACCAAGGATACGCGTAACATCCCCTTTTAGATTACCATCTCAAAGGTTTTTTATAGTTCAAAGCCTTGGATTTACCATAGAGAATGGGCAGCCTAATACAGGAGCGCCGGAAACGCCGTCTGAAGTCGTAGATTTGGCAATATCGCGGGATGGTGGCGAAACATTTGGCTCATTTATAAGAATTCCTATGAATGCGTCAGGAAAAAGAAAAAGCAGGTTCATATTTCAAAGATTAGGCCGCGTGAATGATTTTACAGCTATGGTAAGATTTTCAGGATTCGGGAGATTTGTGTGTACGGATGGCGAACTTAAGTGGTATGAATAGGGGATTCTAATGGTCGATATGTCAAATAGGAAAATCAGGATACCTAATTTACCACTTGGGAAATGGGTTGATGATGATGGTGCCCCGACGCCTGAGTATTTAACATTCTTGCAAACGGTCATTTCTTCATTGCAGATTTATTTTGGCGACGAGGGATGTGTGTTCCCGACGCAGAACTCTGATAACATTACAGTTATACAAAATAATCAATTACCTAATGGTGAGTACAGTTGCCAGTATGGAACCGGGTTATATGATGAAACAAATAATGAAATTAAATTTGCGGTAGATGATGGGAGCGGTGCTCCAATTTTTAAAACAGTTACATTGACATAGGGGATATCATGGGATGGCTTAGCGATTTTTTCGGGGGCGGTAAAAATCCCGCAGATGCGGCAATGCCCTATTTAAATAAAATACCAGGAGTTGGGCATCAATATTACGACCCTTATGTGTCAACGGGTCTGCAATCATTGGGCCAATTATCCAATCAATATAGCAATATGGCATCAAATCCTACTGGAAACTATAATAGTCTTGCATCCGGCTATAAAGAATCGCCGGGGTATCAATTTGCGCTTCAACAGGCGATGAATGCCGGGAATAATGCCGCGGCCGCTGGAGGAATGTTAGGAACGCCAGGCCACCAATACGCATCCGAATCTATGGCGCATGGGATAGCATCCCAAGATTTTGAAAACTATATGAAAAATGTTCTAGGACTGCAAGGTAGCGGATTGAGCGGCCTCGGCACATTGAATCAGCTAGGCTTTCAAGGCTCTTCCAGTCTTTCAGATTTGTTATCGAGCGCATTAGGAAAACAAGCGGACACCGCTTATTCTGGGCAAGCAAATAAAAATGCCGGGCAGTCCGCATTATTAAGTAATTTGTTTGGACTTTTAGGTGCGGGGGCGGAATCCGCCGGTGGGACGGGAGAAACAGGCTCTCCCGGAGGCTTTTCCCCTGTTAATTTATTATCACTCCTTTCATTTCTATAGGAGGCATATAAATGGCATTTAATCTAGGCGGCGCACCTCCAATACTTGATGCGACCCATATGGGGATACCTGATTTTTTAAGTTCGCTACAGAAGGGATTTCAAACATATAAGGCGTACCACCAAGCAAAAGCAACGCCAAAAATACTTGCCGAAGAATTGTTGGCACAACAACTGCAGAACAAAATAAAATCCCCTTATGCTGAAAATGCCAATAGAGTATTTGAGGCAGATATTGGAGGAAGAGAAGCATCTACCCAAAACACAATGCAGAACACATTACGTCAAAAAATTCTTAATTCATTCTTGCCTGAAAGCGAGCGTTTGCGCATAGAAGAGCATCAAATTCAGAACAAATATTTGCCACAACATGAAGAAGCCACAATACAAAATCTAAAAAGTCTTCTTAACAATCGTGGTCAATCAGGACTTGGAACGGCGGCGATAAAAGATGAAAATTATTTTCTTCAAAGCGTTGGCGCCGACAACCCAGAGTTATCCCCGGAGAAATGGAGAGAGGCAGCAAACGCTTATTCTAGAGGTGAATACGAGTTGCCTGATGGAACTAAATTATCGCAGCCATCAGAAATGACACAAAGGGCAATGGACAGGGTTTATAAGAATACAACCACGGCAGCCATGATAAATAAAGGTCTGCAGGCAATGCAGGCAGATGCTGAAATACAAGGCTCTTCTAAAACGCTAAAAAAATATGGAAACCCATACGGTGATACTGTTTTTGGCGTATCTCCAGAATTAATGAAAGATAGCCTAAAAGATGCGAATGGGGATAAAAGCGCCGCGCTGCGTATTGGTCAATATATGGGTATACAAGCGCTACAAAATGAATTGGCCGCGATTAGGTCTCGTCAGGCTGGTGCAGAAGCAGGAATAACGCAGATACAGCAATTGATGCAACACTCAGGCCAGTTAATTCATAATCATGCGCCTTATATTTCAAAAGAAGCTAGAAAAGAAGCAGAAAGGGTTATCAATGAAAGTTTGGCGCAAATGCTAAAAGATAGAATGAGCGCAGGAAATTCCCCATCTTCTTTATTTGTTAGGCAGAAGGAAAGTAAATCCCCGGGGAATGATGTAAAAGTAGATTACCATTATAATATAGAAACCGGGGAGATTGAATAATGGGGATTGTAAAGCTTTCAAATGGCAAATATCTCGAAGTCCCTGATGGTATGAGTCGTGATGAAATAAAGGCCGCTTTAAATAAGAAATTTCCCAAAAAGACACCCCAACAAGAAGAGCAATCTTTTTTATCTAAACTTCCTAGAAATATTGGCGCTGGCCTCGCTGAGGCGGGACGAAATATATTAAATATTCCGCATGCGCTTGGCCTTCCTCATGCCGGAAAGTATGAGCCAACAGATTTTTCAAAAACATTTGGTATAACAGGAGAGCCAACGCAAGCAGATAAATTAATACAAGCACTTGCACAGCATTCTTTGGCGTTTGCTGCGCCAGAAATGGAACTTGGCGCTGCTGGAAAACTATTATCGTCTATCCCAAAAGTAGGCAAATACGCAAAATCAATTGTGGGTCAAGCTTTGCCTGTTGCGGCATTTGAAGCCACGCAGGCGCCTGAAAATGCAAAAGAAGCTGCAATAGAGAGCGCGAAAGGCGTTGCTCCATTTGCTGCATTGAGTCAAGCGGTTGGGTCTGCTAATCCATATCTCAGGCTTGGCGGCAGGGCGGCTTTGGCTGGCGCTGGCGCATTGACAGGATACCATGGAGCTAAAGCATTGGGGGCAGACTCCGTGCCAGCTGATGCGCTTGGTGCGGCTCTTGGTAGTGCGCTCGGCCTCGCAGGAATTAACCCTAAGATTTCAGCAAGACAAGATTTGTTAAAAGGAATTCATGGAACAGATTATAAGTCTAATTTAGAAGCGGCAAATAGACTTGGATTATCATATCTGACGCCGGCAGAAGCGTCTAAGAATCCATTTGCTGGCGCACTGCAAGGGGATGTAGGGCGAACCGAAAAAGGCGCAAAAGCATTATACGAAGCAGGGCAAAAAAGGTTGCTCTTCTTGTTGGGGTGTCTTTTTGGGAAATTTCTTATTTAAAGCGGCCTTTATTTCATCACGACTCATACCATCAGGGACTTCGAGATATTTGCCATTTGAAAGCTTTACAATCCCC